TTTTTGTTTTGGTTTATCTTCGATAACTTCAATCTCAATACTTCTAGGATTTTCTGTTAAGACTTCAGAAAGAACACCATTATTATCTAGATATACTTTTCTTGCTCTTGGTGATAAACCGTTTAATTCTGCTTGTGTTAGTTTTTCCATTAATCTTTCTCCCTTATGAGGCTGCCATATCTAAGGCAAATTTCTTATCTTCAGGCATTGGTGTAGAATCATCTTCGATTCTTTTTAAAAACAAATCACATTGTTGCATTGCACCTGCTAAAGCATTCAAATTGTTCCTCATAGTTATAATTTTTCTTTCACTATCTTCAATTTGTTGTTTAATATTTTGAAAGTCTTTATCTAATTGTGACTTTCTCGTTTCAATTTCTTCTTTGTTTATAGTTGACATAATATCTCCATGATTATTATCAGAAGGGGGCGAACCCCCTCCTAGATTTAGTGTTATCTACTAATCAATTAATATTAACTGAATACTGGAGCAGTAGCGCCGGCAACAAAACCTTCGACATAATAAACAGTTGCAGAAGCACCTGTAATAGTAATATCAAGAGCAGCGATTAGATCGCAAGTTAATGTAAAGTGAGCAGTACCATTAGAATAAACTGCAACACTATCATCGCCAATATCAGCGTGAAGTAATGATCCTTTGAAGAACATTGTATCGTTAGCAGTTTTGATAATGAATGCTTCTGTTTCAACAGCAGTACCACCGTAGATAAAGTGAAACGACACACCAGCCGCTGGGGTTGGTAATGTGTAAGTATTATCTTGTGTAAGAGCAGGAATAACAATAGGTCTTCCAGCATGTGTAGCAGCCGTCAAAGTTTGATCAGCGTCATTTAAAACAACAGGTACACTTAGTGCGTTAATCACTTCAGCGATTGTTACTTTTTTGTTAATTGGTGTTCCAGAAGGATCATCAACTACATGAAGTAAATCTTCACGAGCAGTTGCTGTTCCTAGGGAAGTTAATGCCGTGATTTTTTTATCAGCCATTTTTTTTATTTCCTTATATTAATACCCCTTATGTATTCGGGGAATGTTAGCCCATACATTGATACTATCTCGTAAGGGATCAAGTGTAAAGGGGATATAATATCCCCGATACAAATATTTATAATCTTTTTACTACGCAGCTACAGTAATTGTACCAGCAGCAGTTCCGATAGCGGTTGCACTAGTAATTGTAGAAGCTGTGTTGCTCTCTTGTGTCAAACGACCAGCAGTAGCACCTTCTAATTCAATAAACTCGTCAGCACTACCAGAGTTTGTTCCTGCTTCTAAAACAAAAGTTTCAGTTGCTTTCTCATTGATAGTACCACTATTCAAAGCGACTGCGTTAGCAACGATTGAAAGTACATCACCAGCGTCTGTAGCAGCATTATCAGCTGCGATAGCAAGTTCAAAAGTAAGTCTGTTTGTTCCAGAACCACTAGAATACGATAATGTATGATTTGAATTAGTATCATTCACTACTGTTAATGTTGGTGTACCACCGTCTGTAGCAACTTCAACTTCTTCGTTGAAAGTAACTGTTACACTTAGCGTTCCGCCATCAGACTTATCAAACGCTGTGATATCAAAATCAATCGCTGTAATGTCTGCAAGGTTTAGAGAGGTACTTAAATCGCCAATCGCTACAATAATTTCCTCTTGTATTCGACCAGCTCGTCCACCAGTCCCTGTAATTTTCTTTACCCAACCTTTTTCAGTTGCGTAAACATTTAATTTTTCAGCATCCGTGAAGTGTTTAGGTTTCGCTTCAACGGCATCTGAATTTCCCCATAAAGGCATATTATCTCTCCTTATTAATAAGTTTGTTTCTTTTGTTAATTAACTATTACTATTTATCAAAAACCAAATCTCTTCAGCTGAGAAATAGTGTTTGAGGCACTAGAATATAGTATTCCTATACCTCCGGCAGCCTTAAATTGTTCTACATTTTTAGGGTAATCATCAATTAAGATTGCAGGTCGTTTACCTGTATCACTTCCTTTCATTGCAAATAGTCTCTTATCTCTACGCCTCACTATGTTTATCATATTTCCTTGAGTATATCCCACTTCTTTTCGTAACCATCTTTGTTTGCCTGGTATACAATTAGGATCCTCTAGACTAAAAGCAGATAATATGTGGCATTTATACTTTGATATAAAGTTCCAAAGTGTCTTACCATCTCTAGTCCATGGCATATTTGCCCAAAAATTCTTGTAATTTCTTATAGATTCCCAATCTTGACCAGACCGTAAACCTTCCCAATTTTGTCCTGTTGCTCTTTTTGCTTGAAGAACAAAATCACATAGAACACCATCCATATCACAATAGATACGAGGTAAGTCTCCCTTTGCCTCTCTATAGTAATCTTTATATAATTTCATCTAGCATTTCCTAATAAAGGTTGCCAGTCGGTGTATTTTTACCACCAGAGAATACTCCTATTGAAACTTCAGGATTAATTTCTATTTTACTTTTACCTAAACTCATTTTAAGTTTCTGTTTACTTAAAGATTGTACTTTAGGTGAAGGTGTCTTTTTATCTAAAATAGCACTTGCAAGTCCTGTTCTTAAAGGAACTTCTCCTGTTTCAGGATTCGGTTCAGGTTTAACAACTTTATTCTTTTCATTTTCTAATTCAACTTTTAATAATTGAATTTCATTCTTCAATCGTTGCATTTCATCGTCCATTTTAGAATCTTTTTCAACAACCTTACTATCATCTTCTTTGGCTTCGTTTGTAGAAGGCACTAAAAGATAATCTCTCAACTTATTCATACTGTTAGCAGCGATAGCAATCTTATTCATCCACCAACTAGGCAAATCACCCTCTGAACTCATACCTTGAAGTTTAGATAATATTTGAGAAGCATCTTCGATTGTAGTTTTACATTGACGAACAGCAGATGCCACGTCTGTGTGACCATCTTCTCTTACTTGTCTAAGTGCTTCTTTAAATGTTTGTTTATATTTCATATTAATTTTTTAAACCTTTTTCATGTCAGTATAAGTGATTGGTTTAGATGTCTGTTTAACTGTTGGTTTTCCCTCATCATCTGGATCTTGTAATTCATCTACACCAAGTTTTTTACCTTGTGCCGACATAGATAATGTTTCAAGTTTATCATGACCCTTTTTCATAGCGTCTTGAGGACTTGTAGCGTCAACTACAGCAGTTAATATAACTCCATAACTACCAAATCTTGAACCGTAATCATGTGATACTTCGTATCTAGCTTCTACCATTAATTCTTCTGCTTTGTAATTGGACAAGAAGTGTAGATTGTATGTAGAAACAAATTCTCTAATTTCTTTCATTTTGTACATAGATTTGATTATACCTTTGTCACCAACTTTGAATGTTGCCTGACCAGATGGTTTCATACCTTTTGCTAATGCAGGTGGTAATTTTGTAACTGTTCCGCCTTTAGCAAGATACTGTTTAATCATATCATCAAGTTCTTTACCTTTAATATTTACTGTTTGTTCTTCTAACATTTTCATATTAAGAATCGCATCTTCAATAGAACCTTCTTTTACTGGAAGATATTTTTCTTTCCTGTATGTAGCATTGATTTTTTTCATCGCTGCCATCATCTCTGGTGTATCGTTTACTTTTGCCATGTCTTTACCACCACCATCTTTAACAGATGCTCGTACATCATCTTTAGAGTAAGATGTAGATAAATCAGCCATTGGTTTCGCATCATCTTGAGCAGTTTTTACCATCATAGAATTGATTGGCATTTTCATAGCATTCATTTTCATAGCGTTCATTTTCATTTCTGAAACTGATTCTGTATCAGATGGTGCCTGAGCACATTGACAAGCTTCGCCTTCACATATTGGACAACTTGGATCAACCGATTCTCTATAAACTTTTTTTCCTTGTTTATGAAGTTGTAAAGCTGTTTTAGCATCTGGTGCATAAACATGATCTTTTTTATCAGGTGTATTTCCATCATCTTTTTTTGCTTTACCATCTATGATAATAAACCTTTCGTTATCGTAAGCATCTTCTTCTGAAAACATTTGTTTTAATACTTTATGATAAGCATTTGAACCCTTAGATTTTTCTAAAGATTGAATATCTTTCTTTTCTTTAGGTGTTAATAGAGTAGTTCTATCTAACATCTTTTTAAGATCATCCAGACTTTGTGCTTCATCTAAAGTTTCTTCTTTTTTCTTATCACCTTGTTTAGCAGCGATTGCTTTTTGTAGACCGGCAGGTAATTTCTTTTGTGCAGGTGTTAATTCTTCAGTCATACTTTTAACAGAACTAACATCACTCAAATTAAAAGAGTAGTAATCGCCAATTCCATCAGAAGCTTTAATTTTACCACCCACCGTTACTGACTGCGGTGCTGCTACATATGTTCTACCTTTAATTATAACAATAACAGCAGATCCTAAAGTAAAAGCTCTTTTCATTTTCTCTAAATCTTGACTGTTTAATTGTTCTTTAATTTCATTCTTTGCAACATGAGATTTGTCTACTGCTTTAAAGAATTTCTTTTTTTCTTCATCCGACTTTAGGTCATCAAGGGAATTGATCCCAAAGTCCTTCATAGTCGCATTGAATTTATCTTTGTAAGATTCGTTCATTGTTAGTTCTCCCTTGTTTATATTTTGTTCTCCTATACTCAATCCCTTATTCTTTAGTGCTTGATATACACCGTCTCTAGGATTAGTATCCATACTATCTACTTTTTTATAAAAAGCATCCATATCTTTTAACGCTAATGTCATTAGTTCTTCGTAATCTTTTTTATCTGCTTTACCTGAATTGCCTGTCCAAAACGCTGGGTTTTGTGCTACATATTGTTTTAACGCATATGCTACTTTAGGACTTGTTTCTTCTTCTAGTTCTTCTTCCATACCAAGTTTCTTTTTTACTATTTTAGTTGCTGTTGCATATCTAACAGCGTCACCATTTTTTCCATATTTTTTAATAAAGTCTTGTTTAGGCATATCGTCTGCCTTTTTGTGAACCATTTTAACTTGTGATTTAGACAAATCTACTTCAGACATATCTAATGGTTTTTTAAAATCTGACCATTTCATTCCTCGTTGTGAAACTGCTGTAGATACAGCACCTGTTGATAAAAAAGGTATATCTGCATTTGCAAGTTTAACTATCAATGGTGTTGACATTTTACTCAACATAGCGTTCATTTTATTAATATTATTTATTGACATAGTTTTACCTTTTAGAGGCTCATACTCTTTTTTAAGTTTGGTCAACATAGCAGGTGTAAATTCTGTTAGTGTTTCTTCATTCACTTCTTCATCCATCATACTTAAAACTGATTTAACTACTTTAAGAGATAAGTTTAATTCTTTTGCAATTTGTTCTGGTGTACTACCTTCATCACTCATGATAAAGATATCATCCATTTTACTTTCGTCTAATTCTTTTTCTTCAGACATAACACCTTCACTTGCTATTTTTGAGATATGATTAATTTTTGCATTAGCTAAAGCTGCTTTTGTAGGTGCATCTAAATTTTTAATGTGGGATAAAAGTCCTGATGTTACCGCTGAAGCAGGTTTGTTTTTCCAATCCTGTTTCATTCTTTCTAATTGTGCGTCTGATAAACTACCTCTTAAATCATTAATCTCACCAAATAGTTCTTCATAAAATTCTTCTTTTACACAATTAGGAACTTGACGACCGCCTTTACTTTTCATACCGTCTTGTCTATATCCAATCCAACAAGCCTCATCTACTTGTGCTAACTCTTTAAATGTTTTAGGCATTATATTAATCTCCCAATATATTTTCTAGATATATCATTTCTTGTTTTTAAATCAGCCATAGATATATGACCTGCTTTTTGATGTCTTATATCAATATCGACAATCTTTTTATAATCTGCTGCTGTACCAAACTTTTTAACTAACAGTAAAGCATTATCACTATGTTGGTTTTCTTTTTCATTTTCTTTATACTTTGCCATATCAAATTTGTCAGCGTCTTGTTTTGATATTCTCATGGACGGAGATCCTGCTGCCGCTTCTCCTAGTGATTCTGCTTTCACAGTTGCACCATAAAAATTATTCATATCTGCAGCATACTTGTTAAGGTCTGCACCATTACCATCAACTTTTATCTCTAGACCTTGTCCTTGTAATTTAAAACCTTTTTTTGCTAAATCAACATATGCTTTTGCAAAACTATCCATATCTTTAAAAGTAACAGTCATCTTTTTAAATTCTGTAATTGTTCCTTCTTCTAGTGATTCGTTTGCTCTTTTTAATGCGTTTGCGACATCAGGATGATCTGATAATCCTTTTGCGATCTTATCAATAGCACTTACTGCACCTGAATAGTTGCCTTGTTTATATCTAGGATCGTTTAAGATACCATATGCCATTTTGATTTGTTGAGTTGAAAAGCCCTTATCTTCTTTGATAGGATCTCTATATGATCTTGCTTCCTCTAAAGCTTGTCTCATTGTTTTGATTGTTTTATACATTATAGTTGTTCCTTCATTCTTTCGACTGCTTTGTCTAGTTCGACTTTCCAGTTCTCTTTGAATCTTTTCTTATATTTATCTATTGTTCCACCTTCATTTTTAAAATTTTCTATATCTTTAGTAGTTATTATACTACTATGTTTTCTAAAATTCTGTATTGGTTGACCTGGTGTCATTTTCATAGTGTGTTGAGTGTATTCATCTGTACCTATTTCGTACTGTTTATCAATAGATTCATCAACTTCCATCTCTTTTTCTAGTCTGTCTAGTAAATTTTCTTTATTCATATCTTTTCCATTTTCTTTCATTTGTATGTCATACAACCATGCCTTCTTAATAAGTCCATTAGTTTCATACGAAACATAATTTGAACCTCTTCTGACTATCATACCTGCTGTACCATCCATGTGTTCAATAATATCACCAATATTAAATATTCTCTCTTGATGATATTCTTCTCTTAAATCATTGTTAATAAAATTAGTAAAACTTTCTATTGATTCGTTAATGCCCATTCCTTTTTTAACGGCAGTAAATAATGCTTTACTATCTGTACTTGATAAATTAGGAACCCCTAACTTAAAGTTTCTATAATCATCTTTCTTTGCCATTTCTCTCATCTTAGATGCTGATATTCCTGTGACACCCTCAGCGTCTGGATCTCTTTCACCAGATGAAACGACTGTAATTTTTTTGTATTCATAATCTTTGCCATTATACTTGTCGGCAAGTCCTTGAAACTCACTTATTCTATCACTACCAGCAATCATAATAACTTCACCATACATCTTATTAAAGAATTTTAATATCTCCATAAATGTTCTTTGTGTTCCACCAGCAGCCTTTATGTTATTATCTGGGAACATCTTTTTCATAAACTTAACTTTTGTATTCACATCTAATGGGTTCTTTCTTTTATCGGTTGAGGCACTAGCGTAAACAATATGTTTAGCATTGTTTTTTCTAGCTTGTGTAATCACTTCTTTCATTAGTTTAGCATGGCCAATAGTAGGAGGGTTGAACCTACCAAAAGCGAATATCAGTTTATTTGCCTTATCTAATGCCTCTCCGAACACCCTCGCTTTGCTTTGGGTGGAATCTTCTTTTCGTAATGAATCTATTTCTGCGTCTGTCACTTTACCATCATCTAAAATCATTTTACATTTTTTTAAAAATTTAAGATAGTGATACTTCTCTAACATTTTATAAACTACATTTTTAGGTAATCTATTTTTAATACTAAAAGTTTTAATCTGATCTGGTGTCATATCTGTATCAAATGCACTTCGTCTTTCAACATCAATAGTATCACCTATGTCTATTAAATCTTTTAAATCAGTTTCTATTTCATTTAATTTATTCTTAATTCTTTTTTCTAAATCTTTAATTTCACCAGGTTTTAATTCTGATAATTCATCATAATCAATTATATCTCTTTTCAATTCACCCTTTAGTATATCTATCTCATCAACTTTTTTCTGAAAGTCTTTGATATATAAGTTGACATTAAATTCAAATTCATCTGGTCGTTTAACAAACTTATTACCTCTAATATCAAATACAGCATCTGCTTTTTTGTTTTGGTCATCATAAGTTTCTTCATCTGTAATAAAATAGTAATTAACTGGATGTTGTGAGCCTGGTATTAGTTTACCTTGAATACTATCAGGGTTTTTAGCAGATAGATATTGTTTTGATAGTCTTAATCTCTCTTCTTCTCTTTTTTCTTCTGGCACATCAAACAAAACATTGATATCTAGATCAGCGTCATTACGATATCTTTTTGTAAGTATAGAACCTATCAAAGTAATTTTAAGTACAGGATATTCTTTTTCAAATTCTGCAACTTGTTTTTCAATCATCTCCATAACAGACTTTTTAATCTTTGGATTATTTGTATCTATATCATCAAATACTAAAGGTGCATATGTACTTCTTGGTATATCAATGATTGATTCTTTAAAATTTCTAAAAGTTTTCATCTTATCCCTTTACCCAATCCTTGGACATATTGAAATTTGCTTGACTAAACTCTAATCTATCAACAAGTTTAACTGCACCCGAACCTTTGATTGCCACATACCCTTCAGGATTTGTAACTTTGTATCCATTTTTTGTTCTCAAAAATGAACCGATACTTTGTATTTGATTTAATTTTTTTAACAATACAGCCTTTGCTGATTGAAATGTTATGTATGTTGCGATTGCAAAGTAAAGACCTTCTTTATTTGGTCTTAGTATTTTTAATCCTACATTTAGTATTTCTTCATACTTTTGTTTTGCAGCTGATGTTTTTTTGCTATCTATTTCTTTTTTAATTTTATCTCTAAAATACACTTCAAAATTATTTGCTAACTTTGATGTATTTGTAATTGCTGTTCCTTGTCTTATATAAGTATTGAAAAATGTTTTTAATTGAATGCCAAGAGATAATGGTCCCTTATCATTCTTAAGCATATCAATAAATGCACCTGCTTTATAAGCAGAACCTTCTGCCATTTTAATGATGTTATCAAATGCAGTTTCTTCAGTATCATCAAACGCAACACCAGTCTGTTTATAGTTTGCGTCATCAAAGAATACATTTTTGTTTTTCTTTAATGAACTAACACTTGCACCAAAGGATGCTTTTAAACTTGCAATTGTATTACCTGAATATGATGTGTGAAATATAATACCAACTTTTGCTTTATTGATATTATCGTATAATGAACTACCAAAGAATCCTGTCTTAACAACAGGTACTGCATATGTTATTGTGTTTGGTGTAAAGACAATCGACTTAGTGCCATCTATTGTAGCAGTCTTTTTATCACCACTTGTAAAGAGTAAATCACCTTGTATTACACCTTTGATACCTAGTGAAGGTAAATACTTTAGACACTCTTTGAGTTTGTCTGCTAATGCACCACCATGGTTTCTAGATATGTCTGAATTAGTGTAATTGATTTTAGGAGTTTTGTTGAAAAGAGATTTAGTGGCTACAAAGAACTTACCATTCTCTGGACTGATACCACAGAATACAGCAGGTGCACCATCCCATTTGACGGATACGGTAGACCCCTTTTGTCCTTGTAACATCTTTTTGATAGACTTTAGAAATTCAATTGCGGTCTTAGCACCTTTAGTTCCATTATTAATTATCTCGTCTTCCAGATGTTCAAGATGTGTATTCTTATCTTCTACAAGATAATCTTGAAATTTCTGCATTTAACACTCTTTCCATTAGTATATTATATACTTATTATTTATAATAGTCAAGCATTCTTATGAGAACAAAATGTGAACATTTATACTAGTATATTTTAATAAAGAAGCCGTTAGAATCACTTATTTTTTTAGCACCGTTTATCATTTTATTCATAATACCAGATAAGTCTTTTTTATTTTTTACAAAAAAGTGCATTATTTTT